CATTACAGTAATTCTTTTGACCCACGATGGAATGCTTGTAAAATCAATTGCTGTACCGCTAGTTGATGCAACTGCAGTTCCACTGGTTAAAACACCTACACCGGTTGGAGTTCCAGCAAAAGTAGGACTTGTAAAAGTACCATTACTTGCTGAGGGAGTAGTTAAAGTAGGTGTTGTTAAAGAAGCACTTGTTAGGTTAGGGCTATCGCCCGATATTGTAATAGCCATAATTAAGCCTCTTGGGTGGGTTCTGCTGGAGTTTCAGCAGGGGTTTCAACTACTTCAGCAGCTTGTGCGGCAATAGCGGCATCGTAAGCGGCTTGTTCTTCTGCTGTGTACTCTACTTGAGTTACTTCGCCTGTTTGTACATCTACAACGATTCTGTGTGTCATATATTAGCCCTCGTAAAGAATATTGATTGTGCCAGCATCGAATGTGTCTGTGCCGTTTACTGTAGTGATGCGTATTCTGTCTAATGTTCCACCAAGAGCAAGAGTGCCACTAGCAACGCTTGTTTCTGTTGTTGAGTTTGAGGTGTTGGTAGAGCAAACCCAAGTATTTCCTGAAATGTTAGTGATTATTGAAATACCTGATATGGAGTCTGCTGCTGCGTTTGACCTAATCCCAAACCCAGTAGTAAAGTTAGTACTTCCAACGGCACCGCTCATTACTGATGCTGAGCCAGCGTATCCAGTTGTAACAACAGAACCAGCTCCTATTTGAATCTGTTTAAAAGAAGTTCCTGATGTAGAAACCCCACTAAACATTACAGTAATACGCTTTACCCAGCTAGGAATACCTGTGAAATCAACAGAGCTTCCGCTTGCGGTTTGTGCTGTAGCTTGCACTAATTGACCATAAGCACCAGTAGAAGCTACAGTTAGCTTAGTAGTGCCATTACTTTGTAGTTCGATTGTTCCACTTGTATCAGCAGTTTGTACTAAACCGCTTGATGTGGATGCGTTTAAGGTTACGGACATAGTTATTCCTTATTCATACAAAATGTTAATAGTGCCAGCGTCAAAGGTTGCTGTTCCAGCAAGCGTTGTAATTCTTACCCTGTCTAAAGTTGCTGACAGAGTTTTATTTCCACCGCCAAGAATTCCACCAGCCGTCTCGTTACGGCTACCTGATACAGCACAAATCCATTGATTAGTAGAAGCATCTAACAAAGAAAGAGTAACAGTTAAACTATAATTTGTTGATGCCGCAGTTGAAGGGGCAATATTAAAACCAACTGTATTTAAAGCACTTTCAGCAGTAGTTCCTGTACTTGCTGAAATAGCACTACCAACATAATTACTTGTAGAATCAATGCCGCCTGAAGTGCCTAATTGAATCATTGGAGTGGCTGTTGCGTTGTAAGAAATACCAGCGCACATAATGGTAACTTTTTTAGCCCACGATGGTATAGAAGTAAAATCAATAGATGTTGGGCTACCAGTTGCCGCAGTTACCGCAGTGCTATTAACTATTGCACTATTCACATTATTAGCAACGACTGTACCTGTACCTACTGGTAATGTTAAAACGCTAGTACCAGCTACCGCTTGTTCTTGTAGCGTAACACTTCCGCTAGTTGAGCCTAATAAGACAATAGACATATATTTTCCTTATAAAACGACCCAGCGACTACCGCTAGGAACAGTTACAGAAACACCTGATGCAATCGTGATTGGACCAGTAGACATAGCATTCTTGTTTGTGCTGATGGTGTAACTACCGTTTACAGTTTTGCTATTCTCGTAGAAAATATCGTCTGCGCCATTACCACGAGCGCCGCCGCCAATTTCAACGACAGTACCAGTAGAGGTCTCTGTGAATATCTTACGATCTGTTACGTTGACCGCTAACTCGCCCTGAACTAGCTGACCCGCTGTTGGGACTGAGCCAGCCGTTGAGCTGTTTTTAATTACAATAGTTGTTGGCATTAATACGTTCCTCCGTCAATTGTACCGCCACTAATATCTGAACCAGAAATCGTGGCTGATGCTGTCATCGCCGACGTTCCATTACCTTTTACATAACCAGTCAATGTCGTAGCACCGGTTCCACCGTTTGCAACAGCCACAGTGCCTGTGACATTCGCTGCATTACCACTAATGTTACCGCTAATCTTTGATCCTGCTAAAGATGTAATCCAGCTTGGATCTGCATAACTACCAGTAGTAACAACACCATTGGTTGCTGTTGCGGCATTTCCTGTAATACTAATACCCCAAGTACCGCTTGCACCAGTTCCAGTTGGGCTAGGCACATCTGTACCAATTGCTAAACCAACAGAAGTTCTAAATGTACTGCCTGATTCTACCACAAAATTAGTACCATTGCCAATAATAACCCCATTATCTGTAGGGGTTAATCCAGCAACATCGGCTAATTGTGCATCATAGGCTTGGACATCTGTACCAATGACTAAACTAAGGCTTGTGCGGGCTGTAGCAGCATTTAAACCTGTAGAGCCGCCATCCCACTTTAAACGATCTGTATAAGCTGTATCCCACTCAGATTGCTTTGTCGTTGTTGGTAACGAATATCCGGTGTCAAACGCTAAAGCTAGAGTTCCTGTAGAGGTAATTGGAGACCCTGTTACCGCAAATCCTGTTGGTGCTGTTAAAGCAACGCTTGTTACCGAACCAGATCCAGCACCGCTAATCCACTCTACATCAGTAGCAGTGCCATTAAGTCCTAATACTTTACCAGCATTGCCAGTGTAGCTAGGTAACAGATTTACACGAGCATTTGTTACTGTTGTAGCACCTGTTCCGCCATTAGCGACTGCTACAGTGCCTGTCACATTGGCAGCGTTACCTGTAATGTTACCTGTAACTTTTGAGCCAGCTAATGATGTAATCCAAGCAGGATCTGCATACGAACCAGTTGTGTATATACCATTCGTAACAGTTGCTGCGTTACCACTAATGTCACCGATAATCGTCGATGAGAAAGTCTTATTACCAGCAATTGTTTGATCACCAGTAGTGTACACACCATTGGTAACAGTAGCGGCAACTCCACTAATATCAATCGCCCAAGTACCAGAAGCTCCTGTACCAGTAGGACTAGGAACATCGGTTCCAATCACAAGTCCTAGATTAATACGAGCTGCATCTGCTCCAGAAGCGCCAGTACCACCATTAGATATAGGTAAAACACCGCTAATGTCGTCAGTGCTTATAACAATATTATCCCAAGATGTATTCGCACCATCAGTCTTGAGATATTTACCGCTGTTAAATTGTTGTGTAGGCGCTAAAGCATTGAAGGCTTTATTAGGGTCTGTCTGTCCAGTACCGCCTTGCGATATAGACACAGGAAAGCTCAATGACTCTGTTTGTCCGTCTAAAGATCCGCCAGAACCTCTATAAATTGCCATGTAGTAGTTCCTCTATTTGTTTAAAGATACTCTTAGAATACCCTTAAACAAAGCCCCTCCGAAGAGGGACCTTGAAGCCTATAATTAGGCTGGAACAGCTAGAGCGATAGCAGAAGTATCACGCAACTCTGCAACACCGTAGAGGGTGTCAGCAGTGAAGAGTGTACCCAAGTACTCTTGCTTGTACTGAGTTTGGCTGCGAACAGCTACTTGCTCAGCGAGAACAGCGAAGTCCTTGTGTGCCATCAAAGCAATGCGGTCGCCATCAGTTGCAGCGTCAGCATTGGTGGTTACATATACGGATACACCGTAGATGTCGCCGATCATACCGTTACGGATGCTGTTAGCAGAAGCAGCCTCACCAACGCTATTGAAGGTGGTGAAAGTGTCTAAGCCAAGCAATGTGTTACGGCTTGATGGAGGGATGATGAAGAAACGACCGTCCATTGGAACATCGTTGTCATCTAAGCGCTGAATGGTACGGCGGATAGCAGCAGCAGTCAAAGCAGCAGCAGTGCCGGTGTACAGAGTCGTACCGTCGTCACCTTTGTAAGCCTTGTCATAAGCAGCAGTACCGTCGCCACCGTTAGCACCACGACCTAAACGAACTAAGTCGGTGTCAACTTGCTTAGCGAGAGCATAACCAGCGTCATCAGTGTAGAACTGACGGAGCGAAGACAATGCCTGAACTTCGACGATGTCCTCGATCAAGCGGCTATATTCATAGTGCTTGTTGATGTATACGAGTACTTCAGACTCGGTGTTTGCGTTCAAAGTAACTTGAGTTTCAGCAACTTTCAAGTTAGCAGAGCCACGAACAGGAGCTGGAATGTGAACGGTGTCACCTTTCTTGCCCTTGAAGGACATCTTTTTGAACAAATTAGCAGCAACTAAATTCTTTTTGTAAGCTGCTACGATTTCGTCAGACCAGATTTCTGGAATGAACGTTGCCGCACGAGCTGCGGTTACGTGGTTAGTACCTAATGCCATTTTATAAATCTCCTAAGATTAAGTTATTTAACCCTGTTTTCAGCATAGGCAGCCATAATTTCATCTTGTAGCGCCATATACCGATCAGGATCAGTCATTTTCAATTTGATAAGGTCAGCCCGTCTGTAAATCTTTTTGCTTACTTCTCCAGATCCGCCAACATCCACTGCTGCAGCACGTAATGCTGTTTCTTGAGCCTTGGTTTCGACTGCGTTTGATAATTGCTGCTGTTGCGTTGCTTTGATTTGCTTGAGTTCTTTGTAAGTACTTAGCAATTCATCTGCTGCAGGAAAATCAAATTCAGTATCTGCCTTGGTAAACAAATCAATTCGCACTGGGCTTGCTTTAACCCACTCATGGAAGTTAGCGTTTTGTGCTATTTCCATATAATCAGGATGCTTAGACTGCAACTGTTGTGCAATCTTCATCTTCTTCATTTCGAGTGCTGCTTGTTTTGCTTCAAGAACTGCAGGGTGCTGATCGACAGCTTTGTTTACAGCCTGTCTTGGATCAACAAAAAAATCTTCTTCTGGTTCTGATTCAGGTTGTTTCTGTTGCTTGGCATCGAGTTGTTGCTTGAGGAGTTGATCAGCGAGACTACGAACCTCATGTACTTCTTGTGCTTGTCGTCCAATGAGCTTTTCAGCTTCTTGGTGCATCTTAACGATGTCTTCTAGTGACTTGCCCTTGTACTTATCAGGAACTACTTCCTGTTTAGGTTCTTCAACTGGAGTCTCAATTTCTTGAGGTTGTTCCTGTTTTACTTCATCGATCTGACTATAGGTTCCTTCTTGCAGTTCGTTTTCTTCAACAAATTCAGCCATAATAATGCTCCTGTCACAAAGTGATTGTAGGATTTATAAAATAACAAAGGTGCTTACGCAGTATCTCTGTCTCTATTGAGCTTACGCTCTTGTGCCAACTTCTCAGCTCTTCGTTTCTCCCACTTACTCGTTGCACTAGGATAAATCCCGCTAAACGGTTCGAGGTTGATACGAG